GCGCCTCTCTGTCTGCATTGGCTGAGGCAAGCTTATCTTTTAACTCCTCTACCTCTGATGGGTCACGCCCTGAGGCTATAGCCATCATGCTACTTATCGAGCCTGTGACCATACCCAAGATGCCTACCAATACATCCCTATTCTCATCTACTATTTTTACATAGGTTAAAAACAGGATAAGGCCTACCACTATTAGTAGAAACACCACGCTAAACCACCATCCTCTACGCGCCTTTTCATCCCTAGTTATCTCTTTAGCAGTTTGCTTTTTTTGCTCAGCCATTTAGCAGCCTCATTAATCTTGTTATCCAGAGCATGATATTATCAAGCCAATAAAAGTAATCATCAAGACCCATCATAAGGCGTGAATGTTTATTACTCAATATGGGAAAAGCCACGAAGCAAAACCACAGGCAGAGGCCAAAGGCTAAACGATACATAACCCATGCAAGCCACTCCTTAAGCTTTCTATCTCTCATCCTGCTTTTAATCTTCCTGGGGCCTGCCACCTTTTTTGCTTTCTCAGATGATGGTGGAGGCTGTAAGCTTTCAATGGTAGCACCCACTGTGTAAATAAGCTGAGGCTTTTTAACGCCCTTAAATCTATACTCGCCTGCCAATGCATATCGTGTATTTTTAGGTGTAAATGTGTTAGTGCGTCTTTTAACTGCAAGCATAGCCTCCACAGTTAACAGCACCTGCCCAGCTTGGCATAAGCTCATGGTGCGTGCACAGATGTTTTTAGCAATGCCCTCGAGCTCTATTGATTTAGCACCAACTAAAGTATGTAACTCATCTTGTTTAACCTCCACAACTTTGCCCCAATGCACACCAATTCGAGCGCCTAACTTTGTTTTAGCTGGGATGCTTTGCTGATAATGTAGAGCAAAGTTAACTGCATCAATGGGCCTCTCAAAGCTAAGTAAAAAGCCATCACTCCTATCAATCTCTCTGCCATCAAACTTATACACTAAAGATCTAGCTAGCTTATCATGGTACTGTAACCACCTTGCGCCCTGCATAGCTCCTACCCTTTGGATAAATGCAGTAGAGCCAATAAGATCAAGTAAAACTATGGCTAAGTATCTCTCTGTGTATTCCACATCACGCCCCTTAAAAACTTTGCTTGCTTGCTCTACCTATCCTCACCTTACGCTTATTATTTATATTACCTGCGCCTCTAGCTCTAGATGTATATTGTCTTGAGTCTACTATTGAATCATGCCAGTTAAACATAATGCAATCATATCTAAGCGCGTCTAAAGGGTCTTCACGCCCATCTTTTTTAGGCTGCTCTTTATTATCCCATGAGTAACTAAGCAGAGCTTTTCTTAAGCTATTGCCTCGGGCTCTCTCTCCTAAATCCCACACCTCTTTAGTGATGAGATACTTTTTAGAATCAAAAGCACGCTTGAGGCGTTGGATGCCATTAAGTATATCTACTCTGATAGGGTCTGATGTATTGCGCAGATGCATGCCTAGGCCACCTTGAGCAGGAGGCTTGCGCATTGCTCTAAAAGCACTTTGGCCGGTTTGGTCATTACGTGCCTTGCCTGCCTTGTCAGCTACTCCATCATCTAACCAGATCTTAGGCCCATTAGCTTGGGCTTTGAGTGATCGAGGCCATGCCACCTTAAGAATCATTTCAGCTAGCTGTGCAGTGGTCACCTCAGCAGGGTTAATCTCATGGCAGATAACAGAGGCCTGCAATTCATCATCATAAGCCATAATTAATACTGATGGTTTTCTAAATCCCCAGTCTATGGCTATACGCCCTGTCATGCTCTCTTTATACTGCCACCCCTCGATTATGTGGTTATGAGTAAACTCATTATAGATTAAACCTGTTGGAGGTGCAGGCTTGTTCATCACCATAGCCTCGCGCTCTGCCTCAGGCAGCATCTTGGTAGCCTCAAACCAAGCCTCTGAGAGATTGGCTTGATTAACATAGCTAGTAAAAAGCAAGGGCTGATAGCCTGCCTCCTCAGCCATATTGCACCACCAAGCATCTGCCACAGGTAAGCCCACCAAGATCATTATTGGGCTTGGGCCTGCTCTTAAACGCCCTAAGGCTTTATGTGCTACCTCTGCTGTTAATGTTTGACATTCGTCTATAAGGCACACACCACTAGTTATATTTAAACCCTCTAAAGGGTTATGGGTAGCCTCACGAGTGCCAGGCCTAAAATACGATCTGCACCACACAGTAGAGCCTGTATGTGTATCAGTCCACAGCCTAAGAGTGTGATTATATACCCACCCTAGAGGCTCTAACCATTTGGCAATCTCGGGCATGAGCACTGAGTTATATCTCGGTGTTGTGTCTGTGATGAGCAGAGAGCTACACCCTGCACGCCACTTGCTAACAGTGAGCAGGCTAAACACTAAGGCAGATGTTTTGCCAGAGCCCCACCCACATCTAGCTGAGATAACCTCGTCTTGATTAATTATCTTGTTGATAATAGACCTTTGCAGTTTATTGAGTTGAATCTGCATTTAGTCCTCATCATCAGTATTACCCATGGCCTGCTGTATCATGCTTAGTACCTCAGCCTGCCCATTGGATTGATTAATTGTTACCTCAGTTTCTCGCTTAGCAGACCACCTATCTGGGAATCTTCTCTCGAGTAACCAAGCATAAGCACGCCAGTCCATCTTAGCCTCACCAAGTGCTTTTATCTGAGCTATCTGCACAGCTTCTGCAAAGTCCTCAGCAGTCTCTACCTCGGTCTTAAATTGCTCATCTTCTTTTAGCCATGTGTAAAATGTGGTTTTAGCAATACCTGCTTGAGTGATGGCACTAGCTTGGCTCATGCCTTGCCTCAGATTATCTAGCAATCTCTCTACTCTCTCAGGTGTTTTTTTAGACTTGCGCCCTGCGTTGCTCTTTTTGCTCATAATGTTCTCTCAGTGCTGATAACAGTGTTTTCTCTATATGATTATAAAGCTCGGCAGACTCTGTGGCTAGGTCTGGGCCATGATTATCTATAAGCTTGCGCCTTAGCTTAGCTAGTATCTCTATTGCGTGCGCGTTGCTTGGTTCTTTAATTTCCTTATTCATATCAGTTAACCCCACGCATAAAGCCAATTTTCAATAGCTGATTTAGAGTAAGGCTTGCCTGTGTGCTTATTAATATACCCAAGCTCTGCAAGCTTCTTACTAATAGCAGTAGGATAATTCTTACCATCTGCTAACTCTTCAGCCTTAGCCTTAGCCTCGGTTAAATGCTTTGGCTCAATCCCACCAAGCCACTGATTAACCCTGTGCATGCCATAAGGCTTGCTAGTTTTAATGTTAATAAATCCATCTTGCTTTAATAATTGAGCCACCTCTTTTAGTTTATGGCCCTTAATTCTATACTCAATAGCCTTAGCCTCTGCTATTGCATCCATATCTACATCAGGCTTAATATCTCTAATGTGCTTATCGACTAAGCTTTTAGACCATGGCTTTTTAGTATAAGGATTACGATAACCCAAGGCAGCAAGCTCATTAACCACATGCTTATTAAGCAGGCCCTTACGTTTTAGTTTAATAGCCATTTGGATGGCATCTTTTTTATCAGTGTTCATTCAGACGGCCATTCAATATCAAAAGCGCTCATTGAAACAGGATATAAACGAATCAGCTTTTTCACTATACTCTTTGCTATTATTCTCACCTCGGGCTGTGCATCTTTATGATCTCTTAGATTTATAAACTTTACCCAGTTTAATAAATTACCGGTCATGTAAAAAGAGGTATGCATACTTTGAGGCAATACTGCCCTAGCTTGCTCTCTAGCAATCCCCACCTCTATTAATTGCTCGTAAAGTGCATAGGCATCCTCTATAAATTGCTTATATGTTTCTAATACCTCTGTGCTCTTTTCTTTGTGCAGTACGCCCGCTGAGCATTGGAGATTATGCTCAGATTGCAATCTTATCTGCTCTGGCATCCAAAACTCTATATCTTTGGAAGTATAGCGCCTGCTGATTTCATTATAACTAAATGTTCTGTGTCTCATAATTTGACGAGCAATAAATAAAGGGCACTTAATTCTAAATGTTATAGTGCAGTGCTCAAAGGGGCTTGTGTGCCAATTATCAGCTAAGTATCCAATAAGCTTCTCATCTTTACTGTTAAACTCAGAGGAAACAGTATATTTACCCTGATTAGGTTTTTTATGAGCAGAAAAGCTAACTCTAGCAGCGTTAACCACTGTTAAATCAGAGCCCATAGAATCAATTAATTCACATTCATAATTAGTAAACATACATCATATCCTCATCACTCATAACAATCCTGTAAGTACACGCAGGCCCCTCATCATCAGATACCTCTTTAGCAAACTCTATAAAGTCCGAATAGGCCATAATTTCTAAATCATTATGATAAGTTATTTTCAATGGCTTACTAAATGGGTCAATAATGCTTACACCTGAATAAAATCTAGGGTTAGTTAAATGTTGCCACACTTGAATAATAAAATGAGCATGAATATCGATATAGTATTCAGCCCCATTAAATAATTTTATGATTGTTCTCTCATAAAGATACAGTGCACCATCTTCCTCATTATGATTTTCACATCCTGCACTTTGTATATCAGTAAAGTATACAAGCTCATGCTTATCTGTATGTTTATTGATTAATTTAATGCGTGGCCCTCCTAGCTTAATCAATCGGCTTTCGACAGGCTTACTAGTAGAGTTTTGATAATTATTCCAGACAGGCCCTAAGCACTCAGTTTCAATCGCAACTAAATGTATAGTGCCATCTTTCATAACGATATAAGTCATATCCTCATTGGGATGGATATCATTTATATCATTACAATCTAGAGCCAATGGCTCATTTTTTATATCGATCAAAAAGTACCCATAAAAGTTACTCATTTATTTAACTGCCCTTAGTAAGTCTTGTACTCGGATATTGAGTAGGTTTTTAATTTGCTCAAGCTCATCTTGTAGCTTTTTAATTTGATCATAGTTGGCCTCAATAGCTTGGGCCTGTTGCTTAATCACATCTAATAAAAGCTTAGTGCTATCTTGATCTGCAATAGATGCAGGCTCATCCTGTGGCTCATCCTGTGGATTAGTTTCTATGCCAGTGAATAAAGAGGCTTGATCATATTTAGTGCCTAGCTGTATCTCTGCTCTCACTGCATAATAAGCCTGCTCTCTAGCCTCGAGAATCAGATGTTTATCTGCATGGTATAGTGCTAGATTTCTTAGTGCTGTGCGCTTTAGATTATCGAGTGCATGTATGTTTTGAGTCCACTGAGATAAAACCTCTACATCTAGATTAGATGTAGCCTCATCACGCAGTTTAGATGGCTGATGCTTTCTATAATTCTCAAGATACAGAGCATGCAAGCGCTTGATATACGGCTTGAGTGAGAGGCCAATACTTTTTTTAGGTGGCATTAAATCACTTAACTCAGATGATGAGTGCTCATCAGATGTAAATTTAACACCATGCTTTTTTAGAAAAGCTACAAGCTCGCCTGTTTTATAATTTTCTAGTTTATATGATAAAAGCCACTCGCTTATATTTGGTATATCTCGCAGGCGTATGCCATGATGCCCTTTAAGGCTATTGATATCTAAAGGTTTACGTGTTAACTTGCTCATGTTCATTTGACTCCTTAGAGGTCTGTTTATGTAGAGGTGTGCATAAGCAGGCCTCTAGTAGTTTTAGTT